CAGGCGGGCACTCCACCATTCATCAGGCTGCTCACGCCATTCTCGGCTGCTGCGGGTACGGCCTTCCAGCATGTCGCGATCCCAGCCAAACACAGAGGCACAGGCATCTTTTAGCGTGGCAGCGAAGGAATCTCTACGGAATTCATGAATGTTCACCAGATAGTCGGCGATGGTATCTTTCCCGGCCCCTATTAATCCTACGATACCTATAATTATTGGTTCATTATTTATTTTTACATTTATCACCGTGCCACCTTGCATAATTCATTGGATCAACTAGTTTATTACAATAAGGACATTGTTGTCTAGCAGAATTGAGTTTTTCTAATCTTTTTTTCTGCCGTTGTTCTTCTGTATGGGTTTTACCATAGAAACCATTTTTTTCTCCAGCACGTCGGACTTTATTTCTTATTTCTTCTGCTCGATCACCATATAATTCTTCGAAAGTTTTTCCTTTATTATGAGGAATCCGTCCTTTAAATTTTCCTTTCATTGATTGAGATTGTTTAAGTTTTTGCTCTTCTGTTTTAGGCCTTCTAAGTTTTCCTAAAGTTTCTTCTGTATGTTTTTTGTTCTTAAATGTACCCGGGACGTTTGCAAATCTTTGTTTTTGAGAGATTCCCATTCTTTTCTTGGTTTCTATAGACACCTCTATCTTATTTCTTATGAGTGATTCATAAATTCTACCAGTGACCTTATATCTTTGTTGCTTTGGACCCGTTGTTTTTGCCATCATCCTTGCTGCTTTTACTGCTTTATGTTTTAACTGGCCATTAACCATTTTTGTTAATAATAAATGACACAAAAAGTGTTCTCGAGCAGTAAGTCGAACAAGGTTATTTGAATCGTTGGTTCCACCCATGCTTTTAGGAATCACATGGTGTTCCTCAGTGTAGATATCTAACCGACGATTTATAGATCGATTGACAATATCATAATACCATTTTGTGTATTTGTTTTCGATGAACATATCTTTATTTAGTCTGATATGTTCAGGATAAGATTATCTCAGTTCCTTGATTTTGAGGTATTCCAGCGTGTCCCACAGCAAATCGATCTGCCGTCGGCAGTCTTCCAAGGCATGGTGGCTGGCTGGATAAGTGTTTAGTCCTGGGCACAGGCTGTACACAGTTCTTGCATCACGCACATTGTAGTATTGCCAAGGCAGCACGATGTTGTGGCTCTTGTAAGCATGCTCCAGGATATTCATGTCAAAAGTTGGCCCGTTGGACCAGGTCCGTCGGCAGTGCCAGGTCAATTGGTGCAGTTCTTCCAGGGCTTGTTTCAGAGGAATACGACCTTCGGTGCCAAAAGCTTCTTCCTGTGCTGCCTTGGGCTGTGTGGCCCACCAGGCTATGGTACCATCGCTGACGTTGCGATCGGGCTGGCTATCAGGATCCACTCTGGCATAGTACCAACGATCGCTGTATTCAGCAGTGCGTTCAAGCGGATCAAAACACTGGGCAGCAATGGTCAGGATACAAGCGTCTACTCCAGTGCCACAGGTTTCGATATCGATCATGATGTCCATACCACAAGTGTAGCATGATTTTTGAGCAAATGCTAGAGGTAATTAGCCGATCACAAAGGTCAAAGGTTGTGAGCCATCCACGTAGAGTTTGAGATCTTCGATGCCCTTGTCCATCATGGCCTGCCCTTCACTTTTCATCTGCGTACCGTTTAGGCTAGATCCGCCCTGCGGACCCGCGATGCTCTGGAACTTTTCCCGGGCTTCGCCAATGATGTATTTGGCAGCACCTACCATGTAATCGCGGAACCACTGCGATATCTGGAAGTCGCTGAGCAAGGTGATTTCCGGACGGAGATTATAGGTCCATAGGAGAACGGTTTCACCATTGCCGCGGGGATCTCTGATGATCTGCAGGCGTTTGGTCACAGGATTCCAGGTATAGTTGATGTAGCCACCAAACATCCTGGCGGCCAGTTCCACATATTGCTGGTAAAAATCATAAGTGGCCAGGCCGCCCTGGGCTTGGTTGAAGTTTAGGAGATACACGTTCAAGGTAGCCGCACCAAAGGGATCAAAACTGTAGCCACCTGATCCAGTGATACCGATAGTTCTGCGGAAGATCTGCCGCACAGAGACCACTTCCTGCGGCAGGAAGTATTCGTTCACATTGTCCAGCAGTTGCATGAAACTGTAGGATTCTTCATAGGCGTTCTGGGCCCGCTGGCGATAAGTGCCCAGGGTCTTTTGATAAGCGGCTTCGTAGTGCGCGGGATCCAGTTCGACGTCGATGATCTGATCGGCCAGTTGCAGTTGCACATAGTCGATCAGTTGTTTTTTCAGCGGATCTAGAGAATCGTTGAGTGGGTTTTGACCATTGGCCATGTCTGGGCTCCTTGCCCAGATATTTAGCGGATCTTGAGCAGTATCAGGTTTTCACGACCACGGAACTAAATTGTAAAGTAATTGTTGTAATTAACCATATGGATTATTAATCTCATATCTGTATCCTGACTTTGGGAATCTTAGGTTGAAAAGAAAAAGGTTGATTATTTAAAATATTTTTTTCTATGGTATCGACCAAATCAATCGTTGTTTGCTTTATGTTGATATCTGGACAAATTTTTTGAGCTAACCTGAGATGTTCACATGGCAGTGGATGGGTGTCAACCTCGGTTTGTTCAATAAAATCTTGTTTGTTTTCTAAAGATAACATTTTTTTAAAAATATCTATTTCGTCTCGTATATTTTTTGGTGAGTTTGTGTAATTATCTTGTAAAATATCGTCAAGAGGTGGCCAATCCCCACCCTTCATAGTGTTATACATGGTCTCGAATGTATTCCACGGACCTGTTTCTACCTTAAAATATTTAATAAATTTTTCGTTGCATTTGAAATTCATTCGTTCAATTTTGTCAAGAGTTTTTTGGTAAAATATTGATATTGGAGAACCTATATCGTAGGTATTCCAAGTCATTGATCGGAAAGGAATATCCTTATATTCAAGTAATTCATGTATAGCATGCATTAACGGAAAATTCACTATTTCGTAGCCAGTGGGACAATTTAAAGCGACTGTTGGATCTTTAGAAAAAGCATTGTTTTTTGAATACCAATGACCTAGTTGATAATAATCTGTTCGTGCAATACTCGTCCATAAAATCATTATCATGTCATTATGATTGATTTTATGTCTGTTTAGGCATTCTATAATGGAATTGAAAATATAATAATTTCCAGATCCGGCTTTTCCCAAATTTTCATGATACTCCCATTGCTGACCTAAAATGTCTGCCCATGTGGGCCAGATGTAACGAGTAAGGCTACATCCAAAAGTGAAAAGTCTTCCTGGAATCGGTTTAGTCAAGATCAAAATCTCCTTATCGGATCTTGAGCAGTATCAAGTTCTCCGAGCCGCGGCCGTTGAACTTGATTTCTGTGGCCCGGATATCTTTGAAATACCGGCGATGCTGGGCCACGCCGCCCTGGAGCAATGCCTTTATCTGCTCTGCAGGTTTTCGGAGAGTTTTCTGTATGCTGTTGGTGGGATCAAATCCAATAAGACTGCTGCCTTTCACTGTGAATGATCCTGCGTGTGTGTCAGCCACCACGTAGATCAACTTGCGTTTCTTGGTGTCATATAACCAGGCTTCTTGGGCATTGACCAGACCTGTCACAGGCACGGATTTCAGTTTGAGTTCATCAAATTCTGCAAGATACTTGAACTTCTGTGTCTGGCGTTCTGGACTCACGGCCTTTTTCTTGCGAGGCTTGCGTTCCACTTTCTTGATCTGCACATATGATCCGCAGTCGGCCACTACCTGTTCTGCAAACTTAACGAGACTCTTGATCTGTAGTTTGCCAAAGTTACCATATCCCTCGACCAACTGTGCATCTTTGCCGCGTATCACTTCTTCCAGTTCTGCCAATCTAGACTTCCATTGCTGTGCGATCTCGCCCACCATCTGCGGAGCCACATTGAGTCCTCGCAAGGCCACCATGGGTTTATAGTCTGCTGACATCTTGGCACCTGCTAGAATCATGTCATCATACAGGCCCTCGATCTCGCCCGCGGCTTCGACCATCTTGTCCCGGAGTCGATCTTGGATGTTGGGCCGAGGAGTTGCGTCGGGTTCTGCGGCCTTGACCACTTCTCTGATGGCTCGCACGGTACGCAGATGCTCGGTGATGGCTGTGTCAACGGCCAGAAGTTCATGTTCATTCAGATCCAGGCCCATGGTGTTCATGCGGCACAACCATCCGGTCTGGTTCCGTATGGTGGACTCTGGCACGCGGGCAAAGTCTCGGGCATCTCGCTGACGATCATTGCGGGTCAACCAGTCAACGATGAGGTCCTTGACAGTTTTCTTGTCGTAGTGGTAATTGTACCAGGTGAAAGCTCCAATCAAGGCCGAGGCACGCGATTCGCTTTCGGGTTGCAAACACCATTCGGGTTCGCTGCCGGTGTATTTGGTGTCTGCTGATTTGGGATTCAGTGGTCGGGGTGCTTTGAGTGCGACAGCGTTCATCTGGGCTCCTTGTCCATTAGTTTAGCCAACAAAATATGTCCTTCAAAATTCCTCATGGCTTCTTCGGCCTGAGTCATGAGTTCGTCGAATCTTGGTGAACCCTGGCCGCGGCGGCGGCAGTTCACCCATTCCGCATCGGCCAGTCTGAGCCGGTCGTACACGGCCCTGTGCATCCGCCAGAGATCTTTGATGCCAAAAGTCATGCCCAAGGTGTTTTTGTGGGCACGATCCAAGCGGTCATGCAAGAGTTGCCAATCTCCTAAGTCCATACAGTATTTTAGCAGGATCTGCTTTTTGGGTCAACCTGCCCATAAATACTATACTATGCTATTTTTGAAGTGTAATCAAAATCAAATAAGGGAGAATCAAGATTCCTAGGCTCTCCATGTGGCGTCCTAACAAGACGAACGATTACCGATTTTTTGACCGGACTATTTCCGAAATGTACACCGTTGGTGGCGTAGACATCTATCTGCACAAGTATCTTGGGCCAAAAACCGGCGAAGGCGATTCGGTAGACTCCGGCAACTACGATGCCACCCAACCCAACTACACTGTGACCGATCCCTTGTTCATACAGGACCTGTTCCTGTTGGAAAACCGTGATCGGGCCTATGATCCTGATGTGTATCGCATGCGTGGTGTGTTCAATGTCCAAGACATCGACTTTGATCTCACGCAGTTCGGCCTGTTCTTGAACAACGACACCCTGTTCATCACTTTCCATTACAACGACATGATCGACACCATCCAACGCAAGATCATGAGCGGTGACGTGCTGGAAGTGCCCAACCTCAAAGATCCCAATCCCCTAAACGCTGCCATCCCTAAGGCCCTGCCCAAGTATTACGTGGTACAGGATGCGTCATACGCAGGAGAGGGATTTGCTAGAGAATGGCTGCCGCACACCTGGCGTGTGAAAGCCACACCCATGGTCAATGCCCAGGAATACCAAGAGATCATCAACAAACCTTTCGTGTCGGAAAACATCTGGGATCCTGGCAACTTCTATCCTGCTGGCAGCATCGTCAATGCCGGCGATGAATACTATCGTGCCCGTATTAACACTCCTGTGGGCACAGAAATCACTGATACTACATATTGGGAACCCTACACTCCTGAAACCATCGCGGATGCGGCCAGCACACGTAACCGAGATCTTGAAATCAATGATGCCATACTCACACAGGCCGGCATCGACGTGCCACTGAGTGGTTATGACACAGTGAAGTTCTACATATTTCCCACCAACGCCGATGGTACTCCGGCAGATCCCAACTCCGTGACCATTGACTCCACCAACATCGACGTGGATTCAACCAATGTCAACGTGGCTGATGCGGCACAGACTCCTAGAGCCGATGGTTATACCCTGGGTTACTTGACCGGAGATGGCATCGCACCCAATGGTCTGCCTGTGACTCCAGGTATTGCGTTTCCCAACAATCCGCAGGAAGGACAATACGCACTGCGACTGGATTACTTTCCCAATCGCTTGTTCCGCTACAATGGTCGTGCCTGGATCAAAATCGAAGATTCTGTACGCACCGATCTTGCCAATGGTCCGGGCAACAACACACTGAGGTCAAGTTTTGTCAACAATACCTACACAGTGCCTACCACGGATCTCGGCAACATACCCAGCCGCCAGAGCCTCAGCGAACTGTTGCGTCCCAGGGCCGACAACGGCGACGACGGTGGATTCAAAGACGCCAATCCCAGACCCGGCACACAGCCTGGCCAGACCACGGACGAATAGATATGCAATCCTTCTTTTACGACGCCCAAATACGCAGATTCATGTTGCAGTTCGCCAGGATCTTTTCTAACTTCCAAGTGGAGTACGGCCTAGATGGCAGCCAAAACGCCACACTGCTCAGGGTACCGGTAAGATACGGCGATGCCACTCGACAGGCTCAGACCATCATCCAAGAAAACTCCGCAAACTCCATGCCATCCACACCCCTTATCACGTTCTACATAGCGGGGCTGGAATATGATCGACCTAGGATGCAGGAACCCTATCACGTGAACAAGATACAGGTGCGGCAGCGTGCCTATGATCCCGAAACAGAAACCTATGAGACCACGCAGGGCAATGCGTTCAGCATTGAGCGGCTCATGCCAGTGCCCTACAAACTCACGCTGAACTGCGACATCTGGACCTCAAACACCAATCAAAAGTTCCAGATATTTGAACAGATAGCCACCTTGTTCAACCCTGCCTTGGAGATACAAAGCACCGACAACTATCTTGACTGGACCAGTTTGAGTGTGGTGGAACTGGAAGCAGTGACCTGGAGCAGCCGTACCATACCCCAGGGCACAGAGAACCCCATAGACATCATGACCATGAGATTTAATCTGCCAATCTTTATATCATCGCCGGCCAAGGTCAAGAAACTGGGCGTGGTGGAAAAGATCATCTATTCGGTGTTTGACGCCGATGGTGATGCCAACGAAGCCATACTCAACAACGATTTGCTGCTGGGTACCAGGCAGAAATTCACTCCCTACAACTACCAGACTCTGTTGATCGGCAACAAGGTGCAGGCACTGAAATACAGCCAGACCGTGCCGGTGGGCAATGCCAATACCACGCCACCACAATCGCCGCCCAGCAATGAATTCTGGCAGGCCGTTGTGGGCATGTACGGTGTGTTGCGGCCTGGTATCAGCCAGATCAGATTTGACAATCTCTGGGGCGATGACACACAGATCATTGGCACAGTGAGTTATGATCCCACAGACGATCGATTCCTCTTGATCGATCTTGACGAAGATACATTACCGCAGAATACTCTGGATCCTGTGGATGCCGTTATCAATCCACTCACAGCTGGACCCGGTGCCGGCTTGCCTGCGGCAGCCGCAGGACAGCGTTATCTGGTGCTGGACGACACGGGCGGCGATACAGACGCCTGGGGTTCTTTCGCCGGAGCAAGAGCCAACGATATCATTGAATACGACGGCGAATTCTGGGTCGTGGCCTTTGAAGCCGCTGAGCAGACCACCAACGTGGAATATGTCACCAACATCACCACTGGCATACAGTATCGCTGGACTGGCACAGAGTGGGTGAAAAGTTACGAAGGCCTGTACCCGAAAGGCGAATGGAGCTTGGTGCTGTGAACGCAGTGGGAGTTTGGTTTTACAGTCTCAACACCCAACGCTATCTCTATCTCATGCGAGATGATGTGAAACATCCTGGCTCATGGGGCTTGCCTGGTGGCAAGGTTAAAGCCACAGAAAGTTTGTTGGCAGCCATCACCAGAGAGTGCGAAGAAGAGATCGGTTTTTTTCCAGAATATGTTCGACTGGTTCCACTGGAAAAGTTTACCAGTGCCGATGGCGGATTCGCCTATCACACTTTTTTCTGCTGTGTGACCGAAGAATTTCGGCCCGTGCTCAATGGCGAACATCTTGGCTATGCCTGGATCGACTCAGTGACCTGGCCGAGGCCCATGCACCCTGGCCTGTGGAATACTGTGAACTTTGAAGAGATACAACGCAAGATAGAAACTGTGAAATCTGCTGTTCAGATGTCGCAGTAGCTGATAAATTTCCTGTAGGTCATCGACATCACGTTGCGATGACCTCGCCAGGCTTCGGGCATGTTTGATTCTGTGCCCACCAACACGAACTGCGTAGCAGCATAGGCCGACATTACCAAGGCCACATCCGAGATCCAGGCCGCGGTGCCGCCACGAGTGTCTATGTTGTAGCCCAGCATGAAAACTTCTTGG